TCCCGGGGTGGATTTATCCGACCAATCCTTTCCATCTATGGATCCCATTATGATGTAAGGGAAAACTTCATTCTCCGGCGTGGCATCCAGAACCGGTCTCCCCGTATCCAGTTCGATCCTATCAGCAATCGCTGTGTTAAGTTTCTGGAAAGGGGACTTCATTTCATAACCACCTTTCTAAGTGCTGCATAATATTTGTCTTTGTACTTTGAATATGCCGGCCCCAGAAATGGAGTTTCCGGCAGCCCTCTCTCTGCGATTGCTAAACAAATCGGCCATATAGAATCAAAACCATGTCGTTTAGCCCAATCTTCAAGCCCTTCAGCATCTTTACCTTTATATGGCGGGAAAAACGGCCTTGTTCCATATTCTATATAAACCGAATATGGCGCCTCCGCCTTCACTACTGCTGTCATTCCATAATTTTCCATTTCCAAAATTATCATGTCGGCAGCGTTGCCTGTGTCCCATTTTTTAAGCCGCTTCAAATTCCCCTGTGCTTCTCGTTGCGTCTTCAAACCATGATCATACGTCTCGCCCTGAACTTTCTTTATCTTCCCAATAAACATCTTTTTTAAAGCTGCTTGCAGCTCCTTATCACCTTCAACCGTGAACGAAATTTTCATTTCACATGTCCTCTATGCATCTTAATTCCATAAATCGATCGCCTTCCTGGATGTTGATCATTGATTCAATTTTCATTATGCGTGTTCCAAAAACAATTCGCAACTCCACATTTATATCGCTCCGAAATCTAATTTTGATTTTGTGGGTTATTGTATTTTTCAGCTGTTGAGAATAAAAAAATTCTCTTCCGCTCACTGGTTCCACTAACGCCCAAACTGTAGCCACATCCTTCCAAATAATTGTATGTCCATGATGTTGGTCATCAACAGGAATCTCCGCTTGAAATAGGATCCTGTGCCGGAGATCACCTATTTTTAACGCCGTAGGACTCATTTTATTTCACTCTCGAAACTCGACCCTGGGGCGAAAACTGCCCATTTTCCCGATTTCCTCCTTTTTGCCCTGGGTACAGTGCTCTCAGCCCCTCGTAGACGCCCGATCTCGATCTCAGCCTTGTAATACTATTCATAAGGTAAACACTTTATGAGCAAAAAACAGTTCTAGGATCCCTTTTGGCATTTTTTCCGCTTCTCTGTTTACATACAAATGGCCAATTAGCTGAAGAATTCCTTCAATAAATTCTTCAGGAATATCCGTTTCGGCATCGCCATATCCAGCCTTGAATTCTACTATGAAAGATGCAAACTCTTTATGCGTCGGCCAGTTATAACCTGTCCTCAATTTTATCCTTCCTGGAGACTTCACTGGTCTTTCAACATCGTACCGTTCTTTACTTACAAGAGAATATTTCTCAATTCTGTCTTCCTGGTCCGCCGTATGTGTTTCACTCAAATTTTCAGTCAATGTCAGTGAACCTCCCGCTTGGACACTCAAAACAATCTTCTCCTCTTCCCTCAATCCATCCCGATCGATCACGACTAAATCGTCCGCCACAAAGCCTGATGTTGATTTCACACTTAATACCGCCTGGCCAGAAGCAGAACCTCCATCCACAATACTTCCCGTCGCACTAATAGTTTTGATTGACTCCACGCTTTGAATAGGTGGTTTAGGAATTTTGATAATTGGAAGGGCTTTATCCAGATACATTCTCCACGTCTGCGTTATCAATGCCCTGTTTGTCACACCCTCCGCCCGCTGACGGGCTGTCTTAATCAGTGCGCTTATCAGTGCATTGTCCTCCCCTCCATCGACCTTTAAACGGTTTTTAGCTGTTGCCAAAGTGACCGGCTCTGTCGTTGGGGCTGTGATCAATTTCAGAAACATTTTATTCTTCCACCTCCTCCGCCACTCCGGACTTTATCCAGCTCCGTGCTGTTTTCACCTCAACCTCCTGTGGCACTCTCTTCACCTGTCCCGCTTCAAAAACAAAACCCGTACCTGATAAACATTCAAGGATCTTAATCTTCTTTGGCGGCTTTCCTGGAGGTTCATGATTTACCTTCGGAATCACCTGCGGATCCTTGATCCCGACCTTGACCTTGCTTTTACCTTTAGTTTTTGAAGCCTTTGATTTTGGCATAATTCACCTCCTTCACTAAAATAAAGGGAAGGCTAAAGCGGCTATTCGATGCGCTCCAGCCCGCCCTCGATAAACTTCTTTCTCTGCTGCTGCTTATGGATTCAATTGCAAATTACAGAAGGCATCTCCGCCCGCTTCTCCTGCGTCTCCAACATTCGTCCAGGCGGTTGTATTCGTGAGCAAAAATCCCGCGAATTGAGAGAGCTTGATATCAGCAACCTGACTTCCAGTGACAATTTGTCCGGGATTATTCTCATGGAAAAAGAACATCCTGTCATCATTCTCAAGTCCACCGGCCGCATGTGTCTGCTGCATCTGGCAAGGCCCCCAAGTCTGGCCCCAGAAAAAATATCCCGAGGTTACAGGCCGGGGAGGAACGCAAACCACAGATGATTTCTGATAATCCGCATCCCGGATATTTGAGTAAATATTCGGCCAGGCCGTGATCCAGCACGAAGCCGCTACATCCTCATGTAATGCTTCATACAAAGTGAGTGTCACATATTGAGTAGGGATCGTGCCAGAGGCTACAGTGCTACTTTTGATCCGATACTGGTGACCGAACCCTTTGGTCTGATCCGAATACATGATCCATATGAAACCTTCAGCCCAATAATTCAACGTCTGTTCGAGTGTGTAGTCAACACCATGATCATTCATTGGAAGGGTGATCGTATAACTCCCCGCCTCAAATTCAACCGCCGATATGTTTCCCTCTCTTGGATAATTGTTATTTCTCGCACCATGCCCAGCTTTCAACGCCGACCGTGCTTTGCAATACCTGAAAACACGATCATCAATGTGGAGCCTTGTTCCGATTGCATAATTCTGGACTTCGCTTTGTTCATGGATCTCTTGAAGGAAACCACCAGACAGCATGTGTCCGCCACTTTGAAATATATCAGCGGCAACTCCGCTTAATTGTCTTTTTGGATTATAAGTTGATCTCATTTCATCCCTCCTTATGCTTCCTGGAGTACCCGCAGGGCATCCGCTCGAATGACGCCTCCGGTTACTCTTGAACTGACCAAAATCCCAATGAGTCCCGCTGTGATGAACAGCTCCAGCAATCTCTGAATTGACATTCCTTGTCGATCCACAACCCTATATCCGGCCTTGATATCACCGAATATTACAATATCACATTGGTCACTTGAATCGATTGCCGGCACATCTTCTTGCGCCAGTACGGGATATCCCCCAAACGTGGACGGCTTTCCCGCCTGGACGTTTGGCTGCCAGAGATACAATTGTTCTGTCCCTGCGCTTTTGAGTTTCCGCAAAGCCAATTCTGTGGTTGAGGGGAGAAGGAATTTCCCATTTCTGCGGTACTGAGCGGGAACTGCATAAATCAAATTTAACATATCATCAGTTGTGATCGCATTCTGCGTCCCCGTAACCCTTGTCAACACAGATCCATTCAACATCCCTTCCGGCTGTGAATTGTTGTGGCCTGTCCCTACAACAAAAGCTGTCTCTTCCGCTTCCGCCCGGGCTCTTCCGAAGCTATCAATGATCATTGCTTCTAACGAAACGTCCGTGTCCTGCAGTTCATCCTTCCCAATTTTTGCCAATCCTTCAAGGTCCTCGATCCATTGAAAATCTTCGCTCGGCATAACATCTGATTCAACCAATTCTTTCCCTAATTCCAATTTGCCCCACGCCATTGACACTTCAGTCATACTCCGGCGCCTGATTTTTTCCCTCGTGATCGTCCTCTGCGTAGCCAATCCCCTGATAATATTTATCTGCGGCAACGTTCTGTAAATCTCACTCTCCAATTCAACCGGGATCAGGATCCTTCCAGTTGCGTCCGAAACTAAAGCCTTCCTTTCCTTGATGTACTTGTCAGCCTCTTCATTGAGGGTCAGACGTCCAGTGCGCATGAAATTGAAATAGGCCGCTTTGTATTCCATCTGACCAGGCTTCACCTCTTCCACTGTTCCATCCGCTTTGGTCTCAATCGGCATCCGGTTCATTTTTGTTTCGATCTCATCCACACGGGCTTTGATCTCTGTTTCAGCTGTAAGACTCTTTTCCTCAAATGTCTTGAAATCGGCTAGTGACTTTTTGCCCTCCAGGAAGGCATCATATTCCACCCGCTGATCAGCAATGAGCTTATTGATCGCTTCAATATCACCCTTCGCTTCAAGTGCAAAGTCTGCTTTGGCCTTCTCGACCATTTCTTTCATAAGTGCTGCTTTTTCTTTCTCATCCATTATTTACTCCTTTGTAAAATTTTCGAGAGTTTTGATTGTGGATCCAAACAAGTGCACGTGCGGCTTGTTCTCCGTTTCCAGCCCCTCGATCACTGACGAATAAATACTCTTCGCACCTTCATCCAGAGTGTCTTTCGACGGCTCAGCAGAGGCAAGAAGAATCACTAATGCACTAACGGCATTATTTATAAGTTTCATGTTGGCAGTTGATATCACCCTGCCAGCTTTCACTTCGATCAAATATTCTTCCACTAACTTTAATGACTCCAAATTAGAATTGAAATCCATTGATTTCACAGCTCTGATCAGTGCTTTAGGATGAACCTGGAATGTTGCCAAAGAGATCTCGTATAGCTTTATTTCCTTCAAATGTCTTACCCTCTTTTCCCATGTGTCCGTTATTGTCCTGTAGCCGATGGACAATCCTCTTATCACTTTTTGCTTCATGAGCGCCAATTTTTCTTTCGCCATCTGAACTTCAAGTGTCATCTGTCCCAATACCTTCAGCCCTTTTTGATCAACTTCCGCCTCCGCAATTCCGACAGGATTTCGGGGATCATGATACCAAAGCACCGGAAATTGGCTTTTCTCTTTCAATGTCTTTGTGAAAGCCCCTTTCTCGATTATTTCTCCATACATATCCGGCTTATTAAATATCGCCGCATAGCCTTCGAATTGACCCTCTTCCGTGAGGGATTTAATCTCAAAAGGAAAAGTCTTTTCTTCCAGTTGTCCGATTTCCATTTTAACCTCCATTTAATTAATTCGAACCATCCTCATTGTAAGGCAATTAAAGGTAAAATTTGTTGCATCAGTTGTTCCTTTTATATAAAACTCAAGAATATTTGTTCCCGTCAAAGATACTAAATTCC